CTAGTTCACTGATGAACTGTTTGTACTGCTCTATGCTGTCACCCTTGTAAGGGTGAGCAACCATAGCCTGAAACAACTGATCTTGTTTCCATGTATCAAGTGCACCGTTAGCACGTTCCTTCAACACAGTGGTGATTGAAGGAAATGCATTAACCTCACGCGCAGACCTGAGATCTAGATCATGCGCTGAAGCAATTGTGCCATCGGTAACTGTGTACCAATGGCCTGATTGTGAGAAGAAGCTCATCAGAATGGATTCTCTTCTGACTCTTCTTGCACTACTTGTTTAACAGCACCATTAGAAACAGGCATTGATGGTAAGTGATTAGCTAAACCTTTACGTTCACCTGAAATGTAAATGCTAGCAACACATGACTCAAATTGCTTTTCACTAAATGGATTATCGGTCATCTCATTCATGTTTTTGAGCAACACTGCTTGCTTGTAAGCTAGTTGATACAATGCGGAAAGCTTACCTAACTCCTCATTACAATTAAGCTTGGTGTTAACTGTGTTGTAAGTAGGTGATGGTGCACTCGGCATGTGAACACCAGCAGTACCAGCAGGTGATATTGTACCACCAGCAGCTGATACAATGCTCAGTTTAGCTTTCTCACCAACACTCACTTGTGGTTTGCCTTTGTACTCAGCACGCTTCATGCCGGCACCACCAAAGTTGACAACCATGCCATCATAGCGCACTGGATCAACATTCCAGAAGCAACCTTCAATTTTGATGCTGTGATCATTAGGATCAACTAATGTTGCTTTGGCTGACATACCAGCTTGCTTTGCTGCAATTGCACTTGTTACCAGTGCGTTAAATGATCCGTTCACCCAACCATTAGGTTGTAATGCAATGATCTCTTTTATGTTTGTTTCTTTATTACTCATATTTTTATTTTATTTTCTTTAACTGCGTTAACGATTTGATCTACTACGTATCCTGATCGTTTTTTATCAGAGACGTGTTTGTTAATATACTCAAGTGTTTGTGGGTCCACTGAACACGAGAGAATCTTTCTCAAGCCCCTGCCTATGCGAGGGCGACCTAACTTTGTTTTTATTTCCATGTTGTATTGTTTTTATTGTTCTGTTTTCTGACGAGAGTACATTGCACCTTGTGGTCGTTCTGTTGGTCACAACCATCATGCGGTGTATAGCTTCTGCTTCGCTAACAGCTTCTACCCACAAGCAACCACCACATTTAGTTAATGCAGCAGATTTAATTGGATGACCTTTTTCAGTATATGGGACAACTATGTCCATCACATACCATTCTATTTGATAGTGCATTATTGTGCTGAGTTAATATCATGTTCAATAGTTGCTGACTGTGGGTTATCGAGGAAGTCACGAACTGCCTTGGTTGCTACACCAGCAAGAATGACATGCGGTTGCATGTTAGCTGGATTAAGGTTCTTATAATCTAATTCAGGCGTGAACTTCACATCTGAGATTATTGAACCCGTTGGTGATTCTGGTGTTGGTTTAAGCAACGCAATACGAATGGTTGCTTTACCCTCCAGCATCGGATTATCTATGTGGAATTGATCTTTCATCTCCTGCACAAAGAATATTATTTATAGCTTAGTCAATACTAATTTATAAAAAAGTGTTGCATTACTATAATTAAATGCTTTTTCTGCAGTTACTATGAACGATATAAATAAATTAACTGATGAAGAATTAAACGCATTGCTTTCTGAAGTTTATGCAGAAATAGCAGAGGAACCATATAGCGAGGCAGAGCTAGATGAATTAGCAAAATTACAATATTTACAAAATAATAGATATCCTGTACCACATGAGCTATGAGCTTACCATTGGGACAACAGATTAAACTATTACTAGACGAAATGACATACGACAAAGAAAGATTAACAGTGGCAGAGGATTTACTCAATGAGGCATGGTGCCACATTTCGGATCAGGAATTAAAACAAAAGATTAGTGATTACTTAAAAGAAAATATACTATCACGATAATGAACCACGCAGACAAAGCAATTGAACTGGTACTCGGTGATCGCAATGCTCACTATGGCACACCACTAGATGACTACACCAAGACTGCTAAGATATGGTCAGGGTTGTTAGCACATAAGCTAAAGGCTGACATAACGCCCCAAGAGGCTGTAATTATGATGGTTGGCATGAAACTGTCACGCGAGATGCATTTGCACAAAGAGGATAACATCATTGATGCACATGGTTATCTTTTGTGCCTTGAATGGATACAAAGTGGCAAGAAACCCACTAAGGTATAATATGGACAAACTAATTGATGTGCCTGACAAATATCAGGTTGAATGGGAAGGCATGCCTGAGTTCGTGCAGGAGCCACAGAAACCGTTTGCGAAGATCATTGTACGTTTTGACACGGAGCAAGATCTGCAAGACTTTGCTAAACTAATCGGCCAAAAGCTAACACCAAAAACAAAGAGCATATGGCACCCACAACTGATTCGTGGTAAGAATGCTGGATTCAGATATACTGATGCAACCTAAGTATCCAGTCTACGTGATTAGCAAGGGACGCTGGAACGTGCGCTTAACAGTGCGTGCATTGGAGCGCATGGGTTGCAAGTATTCTATCGTGGTTGAGCCACAGGAATACAATAACTATGCTGAACACATTGATAAGCGTAACATATTGGTATTACCATTCAGCAATTTGGGTCATGGTAGCATACCAGCACGCAACTGGGTCTGGGAGCATAGCATGTCACTCGGTAATGATAAGCACTGGATACTTGATGATAATATTGAGGACTTCAACAGGCTCAATAGGAACATGAAGCCAGTGGTACGTACACCAGCAATCTTTAGGTCAGCAGAGGACTTTGTTGATCGTTACACAAATGTAGCCATTGCTGGTTTCAATTACTATTCATTTTGCAAGACAACTGATCGTGTACCACCATATTACCTGAACACACGTATCTATTCATGTATCCTGATTGACAACAAGATACCATACAGGTGGAGAGGCAGGTACAATGAGGACACTGATCTCAGCATACGTGTACTCAAGGACGGTTACTGCACAGTGCTATTCAATGCGTTCCTAGCTGGCAAGGTGACCACCATGCGCATGAAAGGTGGTAACACTGATGAACTGTACCAAGGTGATGGCAGAAAGCTCATGGCACAGGCACTGGTGGACATGCACCCTGATGTAGTCAAGATGACATGGAAGTTTAACAGGTGGCACCATCAGGTTGATTACAGGTCATTTAAGGCTAATAAATTGGTTAAGAAACCAGATCTAGTTGTGCAAAAAGGCATTAACAATTATGGTATGGTCTTAACAAATCATGAGCCTTAATTCAAAACATACACAACATTTTGCAATAGGTGACAAGGTGTGGCTTGATGATCGACCAACACCATCAGGCAGGGTCATTAAGACCATTGACACCCGATACGAGCGCCTGTACATGATTCAATGGTCAGATGGTGAAACTGATGAGTACTACGACTTTCAAATAACTAAAGACCGGCCAGAAAAGGATTTAACCCTAATTAATATCGATGATGACTAAAGACGACTTACAGCTTGTAATACAAGATAACGACATAACAACATTGCACCTTGATGATGGCAAAACAGTGCATGGCAAAATGTTTCAACTATATGAAAGCATGATACACATTGAGCAATTGGATCAAACAGGTAAGAAACTTAATGATGTTATGATACCACTCAGTAAAATTGCTGCAATGGTTTTTGATTTACCATCAGTTAAACCTGATGCACCAATTGACATATGAATGACACACCGGTAATAATGGCACTGATCACAATGGCGGTCATTGTGTTTGTATTCTTAATAATCCCTAAAGATCCGCACTGATGAACGGTAAGGGATCAGCACCACGCAGCTGCTTTAGCACACAGTTCAAGGATAACTATGATCAGATCTTCCGGAAACCTAAAAAGAACACCGTTAAGACGAGTAAGCAAAAAGCGCGCAAAACAAAACAGGCTGTACACAGTGCTACGCAAGGAGTACCTAGTAGCACACCCAAGGTGTAAAGTATGTGAGGATCAGGAGCATGTGCCTGTGCGTGCAGCCACAGAGATACACCACATGAACAAGAGGCATGGTGACAGATTAAATGACATGACCATGTGGTTACCAGTATGCCACACCTGTCACATGGTCATTGAGCATGGAAAGAAAGATGCACGTGAGGTTGGTTATTTGATGGATATTTGATTTATTTATAATTAAGTGCTTGCAATGTGTGGGGAATGTGTCATGCCTAATAACATTCTCCTATGAATACATATCAAACATTACAGTTCGAAAATAACCAAGAAACATTAAAACAGTTGTACTTGCCTGACACGATCAAGAACAACTTTGTACTAGCTTTTGCTAAGTACATGAACGCATTAAATGATATTAGTGGTAATGAAGATCAACATGTTCATACCATGCTCGACAACGCAGGTTTGGATGACATCAGACGTGACATAATATTCATCATGCAAAAATTGCAACGCTTTGAGAACACACAGTGTGCAGTGCGCATTGATGCAAAGGGATCATTCTTTGTGGGAGATAAAGCATCATGAACCGCTTTACTGCAGAAA